GCCCCCGCCCACCAGCGCGCAGGTCGCGCCCGCGCCGCCGGCGGCAGCGCCGGCCGTCGCCGCGCCCGCCTGGCTGCCGCAAGGCGCCGACGCCGAGCTCGTGGGCTACGTGCAGAACAAGGGCTGGGACGAGCCGCTCAAGGCGATCGAGTCCTACCGCAACCTCGAGAAGTTCGTGGGCGCGGACAAGGCCGGCAACGGCATCATCATCCCCAAGGCCGACGCGGACCCCAAGGAGTGGAACGCCGTCTTCGACAAGCTGGGCCGCCCGACCGGGCCGGACGGCTACAAGGTGGAGATCCCGCAGGGCGGCGACGAGAACGTCTGGAAGGCCACCAGCGCCAAGATGCACGAGCTCGGGCTGACCAAGGCGCAGGGCGAGGGGCTGGCCCAGTGGTGGAACGGTATGGCGCAGCAGGCGGCCACGCAGCAGGCCGAGGCCGCGGCCGCCGAGTTCACCAGGCAGGATGCCGCGCTCAAACAGGAGTGGGGCCAGGCGTACACCCAGGAACTGGCCAAGGCGCAGGCCGGCGCCCGCGGGCTGGGCATGGACGCGGCCACGATCGACAAGCTCTCCGGGGCGCTCGGGCACAAGGCCACCATGCAGATGCTGGCGCGGATCGGCGCAGGCATGGGCGAGGACACCTTCGTGGCCGGCGGCCAGCAGTCCGGCTTCGGCAACGCGCTGACCCCGGGCCAGGCGCTGGCCAAGATCACCGCCCTGAAGGCCGACCGCGAGTGGTCGCAGAAGTACCTGGCCGGCGGCAGCGCCGAGAAGGCCGAAATGGCGCGGCTGATGAAGTTCGCCTACCCCGACCAGGCGGCCTGACGTGGACGAGATCGAAGCGAAGGTGCGCTGCCTGGAGATCGGGGCAGCGCTCTACCGCAAGCACGGCGAGATTCCCAACGCCACGAGTGTTGTGGAAATCGCAAGAGTGATGTACGATTTCGTTCAAGCGCCACCGCCGGCGCCGGAAACGGTGCAGGCGGGAACCACGGACAAGCCCCAGCCCGGTGCCCGGCCGACCCTCACCCGCAAGGGCGGAAAGCCGGACCCCTTCAGCTGAAGCCCCGACCACACGACAGGCGCGTGTGGCCCCTCGACAAGAGGACAAGCCAAGGACGCAGCGGCCTTAACCGCGGCAGACCCTTCGTGCAACTCTTGTTGAGGATTTCACAATGAGCACCCAAGTCAATACCGCGTTCGTGCAGCAGTACAGCACGAACGTCTCCATGCTGCTCCAGCAGCGTGGTTCCAAGCTGCGCAACGCCGTGATGAACCAGAGCTTCGTGGGCAAGGCTGCCTCGATGCTCGAGCAGTTCGGCTCCGTCACGCCGGTGCGCAACCAGTCCCGCCACAGCGACACCCCGCTGATCAGCACGCCGCACGACAAGCGCTGGATCTACCCCAACGACTACGACTGGGCCGACCTGATCGACGACCAGGACAAGCTGCGCATGCTGGTCGACCCGACCGGCCCGTACGCGATGGCTGGCGCCATGGCGATGGGTCGCGCGATGGACGACGAGATCATCGCCGGCTTCTTCGGCAGCAACAACACCGGCGAGAACGGCTCGAGCGCGACCGGCACGCTGTATGCCTTCAACAGCAACAGCCAGTCCGTCGCCGCCGCGGCCACCGGCCTGACCGTCGCCAAGCTGCGCTCGGCCAAGCGGATCCTGCTGGCCTCCGAAGTGGACGTCGACAACGAGCAGCTGTACTGCGTCATCTCGGCCAAGCAGCACGACGACCTGCTGGGCGAGACGACCGCGATCAGCCTGGACTACAACACCCGGCCGGTCCTGGTCGACGGGAAGATCACCTCGTTCATGGGGTTCAACTTCATCCTCTCCGAGCGGATCCCGGGCGCGGCCAGCTTCAACACGGCGATCAACACGGGCCTCTCGTCCGCCGACAGCGACGGCTCGTACGTCACCGGCTCGCGCTGGATGGTGCCGTGCTTCGCCAAGTCCGGCGTGGCCCTGGGCGTGTGGAACGACGTCAAGACCGACATCTCGAAGCGCGCCGACAAGCGCAATTCCACCCAGGTCTACGTCACCGGCACCTTCGGCGGCGCGCGCACGGAAGAAAAGCGCTGCGTGATCATCAACTGCAAGTAAGGAGCCGACGACATGGCAGCCTACCTCTCCAACGAACTGGCCGGCACCACCACGGGCCTGTCCACTTCGGCCGCTGTCGGCTACAAGCCGGTGGCGACCGTCTACGGCGCCCGCCTGCGTCGCATGCGCGCGACGTTCACGTACGCGTCGCAGACCACCAGCGACACCCTGACCGTGGGCACGCTGCCCGCCGGCGCGACCTTCGCGTTCGGCGTGCTGAATGCCGACACGAGCTCGGGTTCGACCACGCTGGCGATCGGCATCTCCGGCTCCACCGCCAAGTACCGGGCCGCAGCCGCCTTCACCGCCACGGACACGCCGACCCTGTTCGGCAAGACCGCGACGGCTGGCGCCGCGTCGGCCCTGTCGGCTGAAGAGACGGTGATCATCACCCTGGCTGCCGCGACGGCTCCGTCGTCCGGCACCCTGGTGGTGGACCTGTACTACTCCATGCCCTGACCGGCCTGAGACGGGCCCCTTCGCGGGGGCCCGTCTCGTCGTCCTGAACAGGACCAATGGCCCAGTCCGCCATCGACATCTGCAACCGCGCGCTCCTGAAGGTGGGCGCGGCGAGCATTACCGCGCTGACGGACAACAGCCCCGAGGCACGCGCCTGCAACCTGGCGTACGACGCCACCCGTCGCGCCGCGCTGCGCCGGCACCCGTGGAACTTCGCCATCACGCGGACCACGCTGGCGCCGGATGCCACCGAACCTGACCACGATTACGACTACCAGTTCACCCTGCCGTCCGACTGCCTGCGCGTGCTGCGCCCGGCCGAGTCCGGCCTGGACTGGAAGATCGAGGGTCGCAAGATCCTCACTAACGACGGCGACACGCTGTACCTGCGGTACGTCAAGGACGTCACCGACCCCACGCAGTTCGACTCGGCCTTCTACGACTACCTCTCCGTCGCGCTGGCGGTGGAGATCGTGGAGAAGCTGACGCAATCGAACACCAAGAAGCAAGCCCTGAATGAAGAGCACCGCGCGATGGTGCGCGAGGCGCGCAGGACCGACGCCATCGAGGGCGGGCCGGACGAGGCAGCGGAGAGCGACTGGCTGACGGCGAGGTACTGACGTGCCGCGCGCAACCTGGGTCCAGCACAACTTCAACGGCGGCGAATGGTCGCCGCTCGCGCATGGGCGCGCCGACCTGGCCAAGTACAAGAACGGGCTGGCCACCTGCATCAACTACATCCCGACGTCGCAGGGTGGCCTGACGCGCCGGCCGGGCTTCGCCTATGTGGCCAACGTCAAGACCGCGGGCGCTGCGGTCAAGCTGGTGCCGTTCGAGTTTTCGATCACCCAGGCGTACGTCCTGGAATTCGGCAACCTGTACGTGCGCTTCTACACGAACAGCGGCCAGCTGGAGAGCAGCCCCGGCGTGGCGTACGAGGTGGTCACGCCCTACACCACCGCGGACCTGGCCGACCTGGCGTTCACCCAGAGCGCGGACACCCTGTACCTGGCGCACCCGAACTACGCACCGCGCAAGCTGGTGCGCGCCGGCGCGCTGTCTTGGGCGCTCAGCGCGATCAGCTTCCAGGACGGCCCGTACCTGCCGACCAACATCAGCGACACGACCCTCACGCCAAGCGGCACGACCGGCAGCATCACGGTCACGGCGTCGGCCGTCACCGGGATCAACGGCGGCAGCGGCTTCGTGGCCGCCGACGTCGGCCGCTCCATCAGGATCAAGTCGGGCAGCACCTGGGGCTGGGGCACGATCACCGCGGTGGGCAGTACCACGTCGATCACGGTCAGCGTGACCACGGCAATGGGCGGCACGAGCGCGACGAGCCTCTGGCGCCTGGGCGTGTGGAACAGCGCCAACGGCTACCCGCGCGCCGTCGCTTTCCACCAGGACCGCCTGTTCTGGGCGGGCGCGGCGCAGTACCCCAACCGCATCGACGGCAGCAACACGTCTGACTACGAGAATTTCACGCCGTCCGACACGAGCGGCACGGTGGTCGACAGCAACGCGATCTCCTTCTCGCTGAACGCGAGCAAGGTGAACACGATCAACTGGATGCTCTCGGACGAGTGGGGCCTGCTGGCCGGCACCGCCAGCGCCGAGTGGGTGATGGCGCCGAGCACCACGCAGAACGCGCTGACCCCCACCAACGTCACGGCCAAGACCGTGACCAGCTACGGCTCGACCAACATCCCGCCCCAGCGCATGGGCAAGAGCACGTTGTTCGTGCAGCGTGCCAAGCGCAAGCTGCGCGAGATGACGTACCAGTTCACGCTGGGCACGTTCTCTGCGCCGGACATCTCGCTGGTGTCCGAGCACTTGACCAAGGGCGGGCTCAAGCAGATGGCGGCCGCCATGCAGCCGTACCCGATCCTGTGGATGTGCCGCCTGGACGGCACGCTGGTGGGCGTGTCCTACGACAAGGACCAGGAGGTGTCGGCATGGCACCAGCACGAGCTTGGCGGCTACTCGGACGCCGGGCAGTCCGAGCCGCCGGTGGTCGAGAGCGTGTGCGTGATCCCGTCCGAGGACGTGGACCGCGACGAGCTCTGGGTCGCGGTGCAGCGCTACGTCAACGGTGGCGTGGTGCGCACCGTCGAGCGCCTGACCAAATACTGGGAGGACGGCGACGACATCGAGGACGCCTTCTTCGTCGACAGCGGCGCCACCTACGATGGCGTGGCGACTACCACCATCAGCGGGCTGACCTGGCTGAAGGGGCAGACGGTCAAGGTGTTGGCCAATGGCGCGACGCACCCCGACTGCGTGGTCAACAGCAGCGGCGTGATCACGCTCAGCCGCTCCGTGACCAAGGCGTCCGTGGGGCTGCACAGCAGCAGCCGGGCCCGCACCCTGCGCATCGAGGCGGCCGGCGCGGACGGCCCGGCGCAGGGCAAGTTGAAGCGCCTGCACCGCGCCGTGTTCCGCTTCTTCCAGTCGATCGGCCTGTCCGTGGCCGGCAGCGGCACGCCCACGGCGAAGGCTCCATACCCGATCCCGTTCCGCACGAGCGCGGACCTGATGGACAACCCGGTGGGCCTGTTCACCGGCGACAAGGAGCAGCGCTGGGAGGGCACCTATGACCGCGATGGCCAGGTGTACTGGGAGCAGCCCGACCCGCTGCCCAGCAACGTCACCATGCTGGCGGTCCAACTGGACACGCAGGACGGCTGAGGTGGACGTCCGATTCTTCAAGGCCGAGGACTTCTTCGCGCTGGATCCGCAGCCGGCGCAGGCGCACCTGCGCGAGATTGTCACGGTGGACTTGCTGCGCGCGATGGAGGGGCCGACCGCCTGGACTGGCTTCGTGGACGGCAAGCCGCTGTGGTGCTTCGGCTACCTGCCGGTGTACGCCACGCGCGCCGCGGTGTGGGCCTTCATCGGCCGCCACGCCGGGCCGCACTTCACCCGCATCCACCGCGAGGCGGCTACCCGGCTGGACGCGCTGCCCTTCCGCCGGCTGGAGATGCAGGTGGACTGCGACTTCGAGGAAGGCCACCGGTGGGCGCGCCTGCTGGGCTTCGAGCTCGAGGTCGAGCGCCTGCGCTGCTTCGGCTTCGACGGCCGCGACAACGCGCTTTACGCGAAGGTGAAGTAGATGGCATTCCTGGCCCAAATCGGAAGCACGCTGCTTGGCGCCGGCGGCGCCATGCGCCAAGGCGAAGCCGACGCGAACGCATCGCGCTACAACGCAGAGACGTCCCGGCAGAACGCCGAGATCGCCCGCTCGCAAGGCGTGGCGCAGGCCGAGGCGCAGCAGCGCGAAGCCGCCCGCAAGATTGGTGCGGCCGTCGCGCTGTACGGCGCCTCCGGCGTCCAGGTCAGCACCGGCTCGCCCATGGACGTGCTGGCCGACAGCGTGCGCATGGCGACGCTGGACAAGCTGACCATCCGCTACAACGCCGACCTGAAGGCCCGCAGCTACCTGCGCCAGTCGGCGCTGGACGAAGCCCGCGCCGAAAACTCCATCCAGGCCGGCGAGCTCAACGCCACCAGCGCGGTGCTGCGCGGCGCGACGTCGATGGCCAGCATGTCCGGCGGCAGCACGGCCATTCCCTCCTTCGGTGATCCGCTGGACGGCTTCTACCGGGGAACCGGCACGTCTGGAGACTGACCTATGCCGGAAATCAAAATCTACGACGACAACGTGGCTGCCCAAGGGCAGCTGAACGTGCGCGCCACGGGTGCCGACTTCGGGGCCCAGGTGGGCGACGCGCTGCAGGGCCTGGGCGCTGCGGTCGGCCAGTTCGGGGACGTGCTGCACCAGCAGGAGGTGGCCGACGACGTGACCAACGTGCACGTCGCCATGGCCAAGGAGCGCGCTGCCTGGCAGCAGGAACTGACCAACCGCACGAACAACGCGCAGCCGGGCGACGACACGTTCGCGCCGAAGCTGATGGACGACATGCGCCAGCGCTTCGACAAGCTGGGCGCCGAGTTCAAGACGCGCCGCGGGCAGGACACCTTCGCCCGTATGTCGGCCGACATGACCGCGATGTACGGCCAGGAGGCGGTGGGTGTGCAGGGCCGTCTGGCCGGCGAAGCGGCGAAAAACCAGTTCAACACCCTGTCCAGCACCTTGGGCAGCGTTGCCATCCAGGACCACACGCAGTGGGAGAGCCTGATCAAGCAGGCCACCGCCGCGATCGACGACCCGGCCGGGCGCTTCGGGCGGGTGCCGTCCACGGCGCGCGAGGCGTTCAAGCAGTCGATTGCCGAGCAGATCAAGTTCGATGCGGCCAAGGGGTTCGCCCGCCGCTACCCGAACGCGGTGCTGGGCACGGTGCCGCAGCAGCTGCGCGAGAGCGTCAAGGCGGTGGTTGCCGAGCAGCCGCGCCCCGGGCTGCCGCCGGACCTGAAGGCCCCGATCGTCAAGCCCTACGACCAGCCGCGGCTGGATTCGCTGGTCAAGACGGTGAACATGCCCAGCCAGTACGACCAGCACTTCAAGGATGCGGCCGCGCTCTACAACCTGGATTGGCGCGACCTGAAGCTGCGCGCGGTGGCCGAGAGCGGCCTGAACCCCACGGCGCAGAGCAGCCAGGGCGCGCAGGGGATCATGCAGATGGTCCCGGCCATGGCCAAGCAGCTGGGCGTGGACGCCAACAACCCCAAGGACGCGATCTTCGGGGCGGCCAAGCTGGTGGCGCAGTACCGCACCAAGGCCGATGGCGACATGGCCAAGGTGGACATGATGTACTACGGCGGGGAGGGCGGCACCGCATGGGGCCCGAACACCCGCCAGTACGCCGCCAACCTGGCGGCCGCGCGCCAGGTGGCGGGCCTGGGGTCGCAGGTGCCGCCCGAAGCGTTCAAGGCGCCGGCGGCCGAGCAGACCGGCCAGTCCCAGGAGTGGAAGAAGCCCAGCACGGGCATCGGCTTCATCGACAGCCTGCCGGCCGACAAGTTCTTCGCCATCGTCACCGAGGCAGAGCAGTACCAGCGCGCCTACGACAGCGAGAGCGAGCGGTCCCGCATCGCCGCCGAGCGCGCCAAGAAGCAGGCGCAGGACGGGGTGATGAACACGTTTCTGGCGCGCATCGTCGACCCCAAGGGCGCCGGCGGCGCACTGTCCGAGCGCGAGATCCTGGCCGACAACACGCTGGACTGGCAGCAGAAGCAGCACGCGATCGACTACATGATGCGGCGCGAGCGGGAGATGTCGGCCCAGGCCGAGCCCCGCACGAACCCGGGCAAGGTGCGCGAGCTCATGCTGCAGATCCACGCGGCTGACGGCGACCCGACCAAGACCTACAACATGGACCCGGTGATGCAGGCGTACCGGGACGGCGACATCTCGACGCCGGAGATGCTGGGGCTGCGCAGGGAGGTCGAGCAGCTGCGCGACGGCAGCACCGGCGGGTTCCAGAAGGACGTGCAGCGGGCGCGCGAGGTGGTCTACACGGCGCTCACCCGCAGCATCATCGGCCAGGTCCAGCCCGAGGTGGCTGCCGACGCCGCCTACCGGTTCAACGCCGACATGGAGCAGCAGATCGAGCGGCTGCGCAAGGAGAACAAGGATCCGCGCGTGCTGCTGGATCCTATGTCGCGCGACTACCTCCTGAAGCCCGAGCGCATCCAGGCGTTCATGGGCAACAGCCGGCAGTCGGTGGCCAAGCAAGCGGCGGACGCGGCCACACAGCAGCTGCAGCCGGGCGCCGAGATGCCCGGCAAGGACGGCAAGCTGTACCGGTTCAAGGGCGGCGATCCGAAGTCACAGGGCAACTGGGAGCCGGTCACGGGTAGCCGCGTGGCCACCGGGAAGGTCCAATGAGCGGGCCCTGGGAGCTCTACCAGCAGGCGCAGGCCCCGGCCGGCGGTGACGGCCCGTGGTCGATGTTCCAGCAGATCGGGGCGACGGCACCTGCGCCGCGCACCGGCAGCGGCGTCGCGGACGCCGCGGCGGCGGGGTTCCAAGGTTCGGCCACCGGCCTGATGCTGCGCAACAAGCTGCCGGACGTGCAGCTGGATCCGCACCACGCCACCTGGTACGAGAAGCTGGTGCAGGCCGGCACGCAGATGGCGGCCGAGATTCCGCAGTCGATCGTCGGCGTGCTTGGCGGCGCGGCCGCCGGCGGCGCGGCTGGCAGTGCCGTCCCGGTGGTGGGCAGCGCCCTGGGCGCGACGCTGGGCGGGGGCGCGGGCGCGTTCGCCCTGCCGGCCGCCATCCGCCAGTCCTACATCCAGGCCCTCTCCCGCGGCGACATCACCAGCAGCGCGGACTTCCTGGACCGCGCAAGCATCGTGCTCAAGGCCACCGGCAAGGAAGCGCTGATCGGCGCGGTGACGGCCGGCGCTGGCCGGGCCGCCGAAGTGGTGGCCGCGCCGATGCTGGGCGGCAAAGTCATGGCCGGCACGATGACGGCCGGCGGCGCGCGGGCGGGCACCGAAGGCGTGAAGCTGGGGGCCGAGTTCGGCGCCCTGGTGGTCACGCCGGCGGCGCTCGAGGGCCGCATGCCCGAGCCCGAGGACTTCCTGAACACGGCCATCCTGCTGGTGGGCCTGAAGGGTGCCCAGGTGGGCGCGGCCAAGCTGCGCGAGGTGTACGCGCGCACCGGCAAGGACCCGCTCGAGGTGGCGGCCGAGGCCAAGCGGGACCCCACCATCGTGGAGGATCTGCAGCGGCCGGACCAGATGGACCTGTTCGGCGCCCCGGAGATTCCCCGGGCGTACCGGGAAGCCGCCCGCGCCGAGAACGCCCGGGACGCCGTGCCTGATCCGTCGCCGCAGGCGGCCCGCGCTTTCGTGGAGCGCCCGTTCGCGGACGTGCCGCAGCTGCCGGGCGAGCCGGTGCTGTCCACGCACGTCAACTACAACTACCTGAACTCGTCGGCGGACGTGGCAGGCGCGCTGTCGCGCCTCTCGGGCCTGTACGAAGCGCGCATCCTGGAGGCCAAGCGCGGCACCGTGCCGTGGGAGCAGACGTACCTGGAGGCGCGCACGCTCTTCGAGCAGTCCACCGGCACCAAGCTGCCGGACGCCCCCACGGGCGCCAACTACCAGAAGCTGGCGGCCGACATCTATGCGCAGAAGCAGTTGCTCATCTCCGGCGCCGAGCAGTTGATGGCGCTGCGCAACGACTACGTGGCGGCCAAGGCCGAGGGCCGCGCCACCCCGGAGATGCAGGCGCAGCTGCTCGCGCAGATCGAGCGCGTGGCCACGGCGCACGCCACCACGCGCGGCGCGCAGGCCGAGGTGGGCCGGGCCCTGAACATCCTGAAGTCCACGAACCGGGACAAGGCGTACTTCGACGACCTGAACAAGCTCATCTCCGACCGGTTCGCCACGCCCGACAGCCCCAATGGTGGCGTGAACTTCGACAAGATGGTCGACATGATGGGCGACCTGGGCAGCCCGCGCGAGGCGCTGGCCTTCGCTGAGCGCGCATCGCGCGCCACCACATGGGACAAGGTGGTCGAGGCGTGGAAGGCGGGCCTGGTGTCCGGCCCCTTCACCCAGCTGGCCAACATCATGGGCAACGCCACCTTCATGGCCACGCGCCCGCTGGTGGACACGGTGGCCGCGGCCGTCAGCTTCGCCCGCTCGGGCCCCGATCGCGTCACCGCAGTGGAGCCGCTGGCCCGCGTGCTGGGCAATATCCATGGCGTGATCGACGGCTCGAAGGCGGCCATGGCCGTCCTGCGCACCGGCGAGATCAGCGCCAAGGCCGAGCAGCGGCGAAACTCGATCGAGGGCGTGGCCGGCGAGGTGATCCGGGTGCCGTTCCGCCTGCTGTCCACCGCCGACGCCTTCTTCCGTGTCACCAACGAGCGCGGTGAGATGTACGCCCTGGCGTCCCGCGAGGCGGTCAAGGAGGGCTTCAATCCGGCCACCCGCGAGTTCCGCGAGCGCGTGCTGGAACTGGCCGCCAACCCGAGCGTCAAGATGGAGCAGGCGGTGGATGCCGCCGGCGCCCGCTTCACTTTCAACATGCCGCTGGGCGAAAAGGGCCAGGCGGTGCAGGCGGTCATCCGCAAGCTGCACCTGGAGTGGGCGGTGCCCTTCGTGCAGACGCCGGCCAACGTGTTCAAGGAGATGGTGCGCCTGACGCCCGCCGCGCCCATCATCGGGGAGTGGCGCGAAGCCTTCGCCAAGGGCGGCGCGGCGCGCGACCAGGCGATCGCGGAGATGGTGGTGGGCACGAGCGTGGGCACCGCGGTGTTCGCCTTCGCCCTGTCCGGCCACATCTCCGGCGCCGGCGACCCGGATCCCAAGAAGCGCGCGGTGGCCATGGCCGCCGGCTGGCAGCCGTACTCCGTCAAGGTGGGGGACACCTGGTACAGCTACCAGCGCCTGCAGCCGGTGGGCACCCTGATGGGCATGGCCGCCGACATGGCCAGCGTCTGGGACAACCTGACCCCCGACGAGAGCGACAAGATTCCGAAGATCCTGTCCACCGCCTTCGCCAACGCGGTCACGAATCAGACGTTCCTGCAGGGCATCGCCAACATCGTCAACGCGCTCAGCGACCCCAGCCGCTTCGGCCCCAAGTTCGTGCAGAGCATGGCCGGCAGCGCCGTGCCGGCGATCGTCGCGCAGCCGGCGCAGATGATGGACCCGTACCAGCGCGAGGTCGATTCGGTGATGGACGCGGTGCGCGCCCGCATCCCTGGGCTGCGCGAGGACTTGTACCCCAAGCGAGACGCCTACGGCGAGCCGATCCTGGCCAAGGACCGCATGGGCATGGTCACGCCGATCACCCAGTCGGTGCAGTCCGGCGACAAGGTGCGCGCGGAAGCCGCCCGCCTCGAGGTGGGCGTGGCCAAGGCGCCCGACAGCATCGAGTTGCCGGCCGGGCGAGACTCGAAGCTGGGGAAGGTGGAGCTCACCCCCGAGCAACAGGACGTGTTCGCCAGCGAGTCGGGGCGCCTCGCGTACCGGGTCCTGACCGACCTGGTGAACTCCCCGACATGGGACAACATGCCCGACACCGCCCAGCGCGCGGCGATGCAGCAGGTGTTCGAGAAGGCAAGGGTGGCCGGACGCGCTGCCGCGGTGGGGCCGGAGCAGCTGCAGCGCGAGTCCGAGCGGATCGCGGCCGAACTCAGGCGCCGCATGGCGCAAACCAAGTAGCCGGGTTGGCTATTGTCCGCGATGTTGAGATAATCACAACAGAGGCACACGATGACCGTCAGCACCACAACCCTGCGCGCAGACTACACGGGCAACGGAGCGACCACTTCGTTCACGGTGCCTTTCTACTTCACGGACGAGACGCACATCCAGGTGCTGCGCACCCAGATCAGCACCGGCGTGGTGACAACGCTGGCGCTGACCACCGACTACACGGTGACGGGGGAGGGCGTGTCGGTTGGCGGCTCGATCACCGCCGTGACCGCCCCGACCGCGGACCAGCGCATCTCCATCCTGCGCAACGTGCCGCTGACGCAGCTGACCGATTACGTGGAGAACGACCCCTTCCCGGCCGAGACGCACGAGGCGGCGCTGGACTTGGGCGTCATGCGCGACCAGCAGCTGCAGGAGCAGATCGACCGCGCGCTGACGCTCTCGGCCAACAGCACCGGCGTGAGCGCCGAACTGCCGACGCCCGAGGCCAGCACGCTGATCGGCTGGAGCTCCGATGCGCTGTCGCTGGTGAACTACGAGCCGGACACGGCGGACGGGCTGGTGTCGGCCGCCATGGCGCCGGTGGTGCAGGCCGGCACGCTGGCGCTGGGGCGCACGGCGTTCGGGGCAACCAGCGTGGGCGGTGCCGTGTTCACCGCCACGGATGCGGCCGCTGCGCGCACTGCAATCGGTGCCGCAGCAACCGGCGCGACTGGGCGGGCAAATCTCGGCTTCACAGCAGCACTTGTTAATCGCGCCTTCGGCAGTTACGCCACCAACGCGGACCTAACGACCGTCATCCCTGCGGACGACACCATCCCCCAGAACACGGAGGGCACCGAGATCATCTCCGTGACCCTGACGCCGACGTCGGCGTCGAGTCGGGTGCGACTGCGGTTTCGCGGCCAGTTCGCACTGACATCTGGAGGGTCCGGCGTTGCGGCCGTGTTTTCGAGCGCGTCGGCGAACGCGCTGGCGGCGACCATCGCAGAGGCGACAGCCAATAACGCAAGGCAGATCGATTGCGAATGGGAGTACGTCCCTGGCGTCACCACTGCGCTGACGTTCACTGTGCGCGTTGGCCCCGTGGGGGCGTACACCATGCGAATGAACGGCCTCGACTCGGCGCGTCTGTTCGGCGGTGTCTCGGCTGCAACTCTCGTTGTCGAAGAGATCGCGGTCTAGGCCATGAAGCGCATCGGCTTGCTCTTGCTCGTCCCGTTGCTCGCACTGGACTGCCTGGGCAACCTGCTGCACGGCGGCAGCTTCCGCCACACGCTTTCCGGTGAAGCGTGGAACCACCGCGGCCACAAGTGGTGGGGCTGGACCCACCACTTCATTGACGCCCTGTTTTTCTTCCAGCCGTCGCACTGCAAGGTGCAGGCCGAACGCGAGGCACTGCACGGAAGTGTGTGGGCAGCGTGGGGCGCCGCCTGGCAAGGCACGCACACCCTCAACTAAACGCCTCACGGCTGAAAGCGCTATGCGAATGAACGAGCATTTCCACCCTGACGCAGCGGGCTGGCTCGCTACCGTTCTATCCAAGCTGCTGCCGGCAGGCGTCGGCGCGGCGATCATGATAGCCGTGGACATGCCCGCCACGAAGCGCGAGTTGTTCATGCGCGTGTTCGTCGCCATGGCCTGCTCCATCGTGCTGGGCGAAGCCTTCTTCGACTACCTCGACTCGACCACCTGGTTCAGCTTCCTGGACCCGGGCAAGCACATGCACCACGCCGCCGTGAATGCGGTGCTGGGCGGCGCTGGCTGGTTCGTGATCGGCGGGGCAGCAATGGCGCTCAAGAGGTTCCGCGCGGACCCGGTGGCCGCGGTCAAGGAACTGAAGCAGTGAGCCCCAACCTCAAGGCGTTCCTGGACATGACGGCGCACAGCGAGCTTGGCGCACAGCTGCTGGCGCTCAGCGACGACGGCTACAACGTGATCGTGGGCTCCACGCCCGCCAAGCCGATCCTGTTCCACGACTACAGCCGCCACCCGCAGCTGCGCCAGAGCATGGTGATCAAGGGCAAGGTGGTGCACTCGGACGCGGCCGGGCGCTACCAGTTCATGGGGCGCTACTGGGCGCACTACAAGCTGCAGCTGTCGCTGCCGGACTTCGGCCCGGCCAGCCAGGACAGGTGGGCCGTGCAGTTGATCAAGGAGTGCAAGGCGCTCGATGACATCGAGACGGGCCACTTCGTCCGTGCTGTTGCGAAATGCGCATCACGGTGGGCGTCCTTCCCCGGCGCGGGGTACGGCCAGAACGAGCACCGCATGGACACCCTCGAAGCCGCCTACGAAAAGGCGGGGGGCATGTTCGCGTGATCTTCGGGTTCGGCCCCATCGCCAGCCTGACGCTGGCCGTGCTGGTGGGCTTTGCCGCCGGCGGCAGCAGCGCCTGGAAGGTGCAGAACTGGCGCGCCGCCAGCAAGGAACTGCAACTGCAACGCGCCGTCGAGGCGCAGCGTGAAGCCAACCTGGACTTGCAGCGTGCGGCCGAGAAGCGCTACGTCGTCCAAGCCGCGGCCCGGGAGCGGGTCATCACCCAGACCATCACGGAGGTGCGCTATGCCGCCCAGAGCTTGGCTTCCTGTCCTGTCCCTGCTGATGCTCGCCGGCTGCTCAACGAAGCCGCCCGCTGCGCCCGCGGCGATTCCGCCAGCGCCTGTGGTGCTGACGACGCCGTGCCCGCCGCCCGATGACCTTCCGGACATGGCCACGGCCCGGGAGTTGGCCGAGGCACTGGTCGAGTGGATGGGGTTCGCCAGCTGCGAACGCGCCAAGCGGGTCGGGCTCCTGCGCGCGTGGCCTAGATGACTACCGTGTTCGCTGACGCCAAGGCCGGCGTCATGGTGTGCGACAGCAAGTGCACCAGCGACTCGACCTGGTTCCCCATGACAAAGGTGCGGCGCGTGGGCGTCGAGCTCGTGGGGATCGCCGGCAACGTCAAGGACGCAGCCGCCTGGGTCGAGTGGTACATGGGCGGCAAGAAGGGTGGCCGCCCCAAGCTGGACACGTTCTCGGCGCTGATCCTGCGCGCCGAGGGCGTGTTCGACGTCTCGGCCGATGGCTTCGAGCAGCTGGTCGAGCGCGGCTACCACGGCATCGGCTCGGGCGGCGGGTACGCGGTGGCGGCATTCAAGGCCGGCGCCAAGCCCCAGGACGCGGTGCGTATCGCCTGCGACATCGACGTCAACTCCGGCGGCGACGTGATCGTCCACCGGCTGAAAGCCTGACATGGCAGGCCAGCCGCTCGAGCCGGCCACGTTCGACGGGCTAGACCAGTACGCCACCGTCAGGCAGCTGGAGTACCTGGCCGCGTTCCGCGAGCACAAGTCCATGTACCGCGCGGCCAAGGCCATCGGCGTGGACGAGCGGGTGTTCGGGCAGTCCATGCGCAGGCTGAGAACGAAGGCCGCGCTCATGGGCCTGTCGCCCCAGCACGATCTGACGCACCCGGTCCCCGATGGCTACGTCGTCAAGGGCGTCTCCACCTACTACGACGAGGCGGGCAAGCCGCGGGGGCAATGGGTCAAGTCCACCGTCGACCAGGATCGGCGCGACGCCATCCTGCGCGAAGCGTACGAGGCGCTGGCGCAGGATCTGCCGAGGACGGCACCTGTCCCCTATGCGGGCACGCCGGTCGCCAGCCTGGCCACGCTCTACACCCTGACCGACAGCCATGTGGGCATGCTGGCGTGGGCGAAAGAGGGCGGGGCGGATTGGGACCTGGCTATCGCGGAGCGCACCTTGATAGGCTGCTTCGAGCAGATGGTGCTGGCCTCGCCGCCGGCGACCGTGGGGTTCGTCAACCAGTTGGGGGACTTCCTGCATTACGACTCGGCCATCGCACCGGTCACGCCGATGCACGGGCACGTGTTGGATTCGGACGGCCGGTTCTCGAAGATGGTGTCAACGGCCGTGCGGATCCTGCGCCGGGTGATCGACCTGGCGCTGGCCAAGCACGAGAAGGTTGTGGTCCTGCTGGCCGAGGGCAACCACGATGTGGCCTCGTCCGTGTGGCTGCGGGTGATGTTCCGGGCGTTGTACGAGAACGAGCCGCGGGTCGAGGTGATCGACTCCGAACTGCCGTACTACTGCCACCGGCACGGCAAGACCATGCTGGCCTTCCATCACGGGCACCTGAAGAAGAACGACCAGCTGCCGATCCTCTTCGCCAGCCAGTTCCCCGAGGTGTGGGGCGCCACGTCCAAGCGATACGCCCACTGCGGCCACCGCCATCACGCTGAGGAAAAGGAGCACTCGGGGATGACGGTGATCCAGCACCCGACGCTGGCGGCGCGCGACGCCTACGCAGCCAGGGGAGGGTGGCACGCCGAGCGGGCAGTCACGGCCATCACCTACCACGCCGAGTTCGGCCAAGTGGCGCGCAACACCGTGGTGCCGGAGATGCTGGCGTGAGCGTCCCGCTCCTGCTGGTCACGGGCGCCATCTACTGGTGGGTGGCGCTGGACTACGCCCGGCAGAACAGGCCGGGCATGGCCTTCGCCTTCGTCTGCTACGGCTTGGCCAACTGCGGCTTCGCCTGGGACGCGCGTTAGGGCTTCGTGCCGTAGAAGATCGCCGCGAGCGTGCGCCCCGCGTTGATCTGCGCCCCGGTCAAGGATCTGTCGGACGGGTCGTGGATCGCCACGCCGGTGAGCGTCTGCCCCGCTGCCGGGCAGGCGCCCCCAGCGTACGTCAGCGAGACGTTGAACGCATTGCCGTCCGTGCGCGGAGTGGCCGTGCCGGTGAAAGTGCAGACGGCACTGTTCCCGGTCACGGCGCCGCCGGCGGCCACCGTGAGAGTGGTGCCGGCACTGACGCCAGATCCGGTGTACGTACCGGCAGCGGTGGCCAGGCTGGGCGTCTGCTCGAAGAGCGCGTTGTAGGTGCCCGAGTACGTGGCGCTGCCGGCCGTGCCACTGATGCTCTGCTTCGTGGTTGCCGTGCCGGTGATGGTGCCGTTGGTCACGGCGCCGGCCGAGTTGAAGTCCGTGGCCGCACCGTTCATGGTGCCCTGCACGACGCCGATCGTGGCACCGCTGCGGTAGATCGCCCACGTCTCGCCACTCGGGAACACGGCTGCCGCCACGGTGGCGCCCGTGCTGGTGGTGCCGGTCCAGAAGCCCGTGGTGCTGCCGGGCGCAGCGCTGCTGCTCCCGCCGCCCCCACCGCCGCAGGCTGCCAGCAGTGCCATGGCCGCAACAGCGGCGCTTCGTTTCATCCAGTTCATTGGTTTTGTTTCCCTCACGCCGCGGCCGGCGTTTTCTTCATTGCGGCGAACAGCACGTCTGCTGTCGCCGTCGATGCGGCGAGCGCCGCTTCTTCAACCAGGTGCGCGTACCGCTGCGTGGTCTGGGTGTTCTTGTGCCCCAGGAGCTCGCCAATCTGCGCGAGGGAAAACCCTGCTGAGATGGCGGCGCTGGCGAAGGAGTGGCGCAGATCGTGCAGCCGAAGGTCAGGGCAGCCGGCCTCGCGGCGCACGCGGTCCCACAGCTTCTTCGGGCTCTTGATCCCGACGATGGTGCCGTTGGTGCGCTTCAGGCGCCCGATGACGTCCATCGCCTGGGGCGGCAGGTACACCTGCTTCTCGCCGGTCTTGGAGTCGGGCAGGTGCAGCGCGTTGCCGTGCAGCCAGGTCCAGCGGGCCGCGGCGATCTCGCCGCACCGCGCGCCGGTCAGGATCAGGAGGTAGATGAAGGCGACGCCGGCCGGCTCCTTGTCGGCCACGGCGTCCAGCAGCGTGGCGATCTTGGCCGGCTCGTCGCCCTTCATGTACCGGCGGCGCTTGTTCTCCGGGTAGCGCGCCACGCCCTTGCACGGGTTCTGCACCACCAGCTGCAGCGGGCGGTGGGCGAAGTTGAACATCTTGGACAGCAGGGCCAGCGCCCGGTTGGCGGCGATCGGCGTGGCCTTCAGCGCGTCCATCATGTCGGCCACCTGCTTGTAGCCAACGGCCGATAGCTTTTGCCTACTGAACCTGCTCTTCAGGTAGCGGTTCCACAGGCCCTTGTCGTCGACGCTGGACTTCTTCTTGCTGCCGTGCCGCTTCCAGTATTCGTTCCACAGATCCTCGACGGAGAGCTCGGCCCGATCGTCCTGGCGCTTCTGGGACGGGTCGCGGCCGGCGGCCACCTCCACCAGCATCTCGCGCGCCACGGCACGTGCCTGCACCAGCGTGATGGCGCCGTGCTCGCCCAGCTTGGGCTTGCGCTGCACGCCGGCCTTGGTGCGGAAGTACAGGTAGAAGGCTTTGGACTGGGGGAAGGCGCGCAGGTGCAGGCCGGGCACGATGCGATCGCGCAGCACGTCGCCGGGCTGGGTGTCCTTGATGGCGCGTTCGGTGAGTTCTCTGCTGGTCATGCCTGGGTCATGCTAGTTCGTGATGTGGGTTTATCAACGTTGTGTCTAAGTCGTTGATTCGCTTATGTAGGATGATGTTAAAACATCAACACGCCCCCCGTCAACACAGACTGTTAATCCGTAGGTCCCTGGTTCGAGCCCAGGTCGGGGAGCCAAGCTAGATAAGGAAAGCCTGCTATGAAGTTCATAGCAGGCTTTTTTACTGGTAGCACACTGGTAGCTCGGGAATGGGCTGGTCAGGACAGGATGAACGCCTCCGTGGACACCGAATCGCGTGCCGCGTGCTGGTATTCCGACCATGGGGCAATGCGATACAGGCCCCGAATCACCCACCGCTGAAACACCTTGAGGTCGGTGCGCTTGCGGTCGTACACCATGGGGTACGGGCGGATGCCCCGCTCGACCATCCGATAGAAGCGGTGCCAGATCCGCGGCCAGGTTTCATCCGGGTCGTAGCCCACCAGCATGTAGGCCATCAGATGGTGTGCAGGAACGCCCGCCTTCTCCAGCATGTCCACGCCGCGAAAGAACACGCGCTCGTTCTTGAGGTTGTCCCACGCGGTGTATAGCCGCCGGCGCTCGAACTTGGTGTCGCGGTATTCGATGGTCGCCAGGGCTGCGGCCGCCTCTTCGTTAATCAGGCGCACGTTGATGCCTTGCGACATGCACACGCGGAACTTGCCCTGGCGGATTTCTTCGATGCGCGATCGCCACTCGGGGTTGCCGAAAAAGTCGTTGTCCAGCAGGTGCAGCTTCTTCGGGTGGCCGGCGCCACGCCAGATTTGCTCGATCGTGTTGGCGGACCGGGGCTTCCCCTCCTTCGTCGGGACGACGCAGAAGCCACAACTCAGGCGGCAGCCGCGCTGCGTGAATCCGATGGAGTAATCCACCCCCTGGTCTGCGTAGTCGTAATGCTCGTGCTCGGCACCGATCAACTCTTCGACCGTCTGCGTGGACGGGGTGCCCGTGCCGCCGACGATGGCTCCTGGCCATTCGCGCTGGAATTGCATCAACTGCAGCTGACTGAACTGGAAGATGGCAGACCCGTACACGCGGTCGTAGACCGGTTCCCCCGACCCGCGGCGGATCTCGCGGGTGTAGACGACTTCATCGCCCCGGGACCGATGCCAGTGGGACAGTTTCATCAGCGCCAGATTCGGCAGGGCGCCGTCAATCTGGGTGAGCCGAACCCTCACGCCACCGCCGTGTTCTGCCGCAGCTGGCCTTTCTCCCACACCTGCAGCTGGTCGATCGGGTACAGCACGCGCCGGCCCGCCTTGATGAACATGGGGCCCTTGCCCTGGACGCGCCAGTTGGCCAGCGTCACCACGTTCAGCCGCAGGCGCTTGGCCACCTCCTTGGTGGTCAGGTGCACCTCGTCGTCCTGCTGGACCTGTTCCGTCTCTTGCGTCATGCGCGCTCTCCTGCTTCCTGTTTCAAGATGAAGGTCAGGGGCATCAGCCCCACGTCCACGTTTCCCGTGTCGATCCAGATGGCGTCGGTGTCCAGCGGGTAGCCGTTGGGCCCGAAGCAGCGCATCACGCGGCCGCTCTCTTCGGCCAGGTCCACCTGCACCGCCAGCGGCAGCCCGCCGGGCAGTTCATAGACAAACTCAATCGTTCGTTGGTTGGCCATAGTTATTCCTCGTCCCACTTGTGCGGCACGCCGATGAAGCGGTCCCAGTCGGAGCGCAGGCGCGCCAAATCCACGTCGACGAAGCAGTTGACGTTCACGTCGTCCACGCGCGCCCGCTTCTTGGCCATCGACGGGGCGGCCTCGCGCAACTGCTCGATGAATCCCTGGCGCCGCGGCAGCCGGGTGCGCACGTTGCGGCCACGGGCCCAGCGCTCCAGCGCCTCGTAGGCGCGCTCGGTGGGGATGCGCTCGGGCAACTGGCCCGCGAGCGACGAGCCCACCAGCTGGCCCGACTCCAGGCAGTCCAGCCACCACTCGTGCAGCGGCTCCATGGACTGGCGCACCTGGTCGATCAGCCCTTGGGTCTTGGGCGCCGCGTTGACGTCGACGCCCTTCAGGTCGAACTGCTGGAGGAAATGCAGCAGGTGGGCGTAGCCGCCTTGCTCCATGCCCAGGCGCATGGACTCGAAGAAGGCCCGGTCCTGACGCCGGCCGTTGCCCACGTCGAACACGGCGAAGCGGCGCTCGTCGAACGTGGCCGGCACCAGCCAGCGCTCGTTGCCGATGATGGCCACGCGCGTGAGGTTGCGCACCTTGTACGGCTCGGCCCCCTTGCGCTCGATGTTGTGGTGGGCGCCGGTGATCAGGCCCTTCAGGCGCCCCTCGGCCCTCTTGTCGCCCGCCCAGCTGGCCTCGTCCAGCACGAAGAACAGGTTGCTCTCCAGGTGGGCATTGAAGTTCGACAGCAGGTAGCGGTCGTCGTCGGCCACCATGAAGTGGGCGCCCAACAGGTGCCCCACCCGCTCGACCAGCGCGTTCTTGCCAGTGCCCTTGGCGCCGCGAAACACCAGGGCCGTCAGCGGCTTGTCCCACGGCCGCTGGATCATGTGGGCGAAGTAACCCAGCAGCCACCGGCACAGCGCCTGGTCGCCGTTGCACACGTTATTCAGGGCGTGCTCGAGGAAGGCGGCCAGCGTCGGGTGGTCGCCAGCCTTCGGCTCCACCGTGAACCCGCGCCAGAGGTTGTAAAAGCGCGAGCCTGGATCCCTGGCGGGGCTGAACACCACGCTGTCGAACTCGCGGCGGCTGCCCGCGCGCATCCACAGTTGCGACAGGGGCGTGCTCTTCTCGCCCACCTGCAGCCGCTTGTTGGCAAACCAGGCGTGCATGTCCGGCGGCGACAGGCGGATGGTGGAGAACTTACCGTCCTCATCCGTCGTCTCCTGGAGCACGAACGCGCCTTCCTTGATGAAGGCGTAGCTGGCGTTCAGCGCGTCGACGGGGTGGGGCGGCTCGTCGTCGCCGGTGGCCGCCGGGGTGTCGACCTTGGGGAACACCGCCTCGGGGGCTGCGCTGCCGGCCGGCTCCTTGCCGTACTGGTAGGCGTGCTTGACCTTGTCGGACAGGGCTTCGTCGGACCACGGGGGCGAGCAGCGCGTGTTCCAGAACTCGTGCATCAGGAAGATGGCTTGTTCCTGGGTGCAGCCGAAGTCCTTTAGCTTGGCCGCCACCTTGTACGCAGTCAGGTCGCCGCCTTGCCCCTCAACACTCACGGGCGCGTTGCACAGATACTCGGCCGCGCGCTGCTCGGCGCGGTCCGGGTCGATGCCGGGCAGCACCTCGCCGGCGGCAGCCGGCCGGTCGGGCGCGTTGCCCAAACGCATGATCAGCCAGCTGGGTGCGGGCTGCAGAGTGTCGGCCGTGACCGTGTACGTGGCGCCGGCGATCTCGCTGCCGGGCCCGACGATATAGCCGCCGCGGCTGCGAATATCCAGGCCCGAGCCCAGCACCTCCACGCCCTGCTTGGCCGCCACTTCGGTGACGTACACCAGGTGCTTGCCGCCGGTGGGGGTGCGCTGCTCGAAGGTGGGCGGCAACTCGTTGCCCTGCAACTCCAGCGTCATCACGCTGGCGTCGCCACCCTTGCCGTTCTTGTTGTCGACGTCCACCACGATCAGCGCTTGCGATTCGCGGAAGCGGCTGGTGGAGATGCCGATGTTGTAGTCGGCGCTGCCCCACCACTTGGCGATCTGCTCCGGTTCGCGCGTGGCGCGGTTCGGGAAGTCCTTGATCACCGGCAGCTTGCCGCCCACCTCGCACGGGAACACATGGAACCCACGCGCGGCCAGCGCCAGCGCTTGCTCAAGCATCTTGCTCGCCACTTCGACGCCCTTCCGCCTTGTCCCAGTCGTTGCGGCACTGCACGTCGCACCAGCGCTTGCCGGCGTCGACGGGCTCGTCGCACCACGCGCACACGCCGGTGGCCAGGGGGCCGGACGGCTTGCGCATCGCGCGGGCGATGTCGTTCAGGTTCTCCACTTGCTGGTCGGCTTCGTCGGCGGGATCCATGTCTCTCTTCCTTCAGTTTTTTGTGGTGCGGGTGACGCGCACGGCCGGGAGCGGCAACCACGAGCGGTTGCAGCACTCCTTGATCAGGTTCACGATCAGCACGGCGTTGGCCCTGGCCACATGCGCTTCGCTGACGGTCTGGAATTCGTCGATCGCTGCACGTGTGCCGCGCATCGACTCGTGCAGGCGCACCACACGCACGGCTTCTTCGCGCAGGTGCTGGGGGATGCGGCCGTTGGCGATGGCCTTGGCTTCGTGGATCAACATGCGTTCACCTCACTTGCGGTAGCGGAAGCCCTGCCACCCCTCGGCAGCCACGGGCAGACCAGCCGCCCATGCAGGCAGTTGGCACATGAGTGTTTCGATTTCCTCAACACGCGAGACGCCAGCGGGCACCTCGCACACAACTTCGTCGTGGACGTGCATCACCACCTGGTGGCCCGCGTCATCCAGCCGCACGATCGCTTCGGCCAGGACGTCGCGCGCTACTGCCTGCGTGACGTTCTCCGCGAGCGAGCCACCGTACGTGCTCATCTCTTCCCACTTGTTGGTCACGCCGTTCACGCCCCAGAACCACAGCACGCGATCGCTGCTGCGCTCCTGCCGCCAGTCGAGCCCGAGAGGGTTGGTGGCCATCGAATTGCCCGACACCACCTTCCGCGCGCCAGTCTTGGTGTTGACCATGGTGTGCGAAGAGTCGATGCGCGCGTACGGGTAGCAGAGCACGCGGCCGCTCGGCAGGCGACACCACAGGAAGGAGCCTGCCTTCTTAAACGTGACCAGCCTGTCGGCGGCGCCGGCCTTGCATGGCGTGCCGGGGTAGTCGACTGCGTTGAGGGCTGCACTCTCCAGGTCGTGCCAGTACCGGGTCAGCTTGGGGTGCGCGTCGCGCCAGGCGTTCTTGATCTCGTGTACGCTCTCGTCCTTGAATGGCACGTAGTCCGCGGTGGCGTACGTCTCGAATTTGCGCCATGCGCCCAGCCCGCCACCGAAGCCGAAGGCCAATTCGCAGCGCTTGCCGACCTCACGCTCGGGCGATGTCTTGGTGAACTCGGTGGGCTCGCGGTGGTAGATCTTCCCTGCCGTGACCAGGTACAGGTCCGGCCCGGTGCGCTTGTCGTAGTCGCGGAAGGCCTGCAGCTTCCACTCTTCGCCCGCCAGCCACGCCAGCACGCGGCCTTCGATGTTGGAGAAGTCGCAGGCCACCAGCTCGTTGCCCGGGGTGGCCGTGATCATCCCGCGCAGGCACGACGCCATGACATCCATCGGCGGGCCGTACATCATGTCGATGTAGGTGGTGGCGATCTTGCGCTGCATCGCGTTGCCCGCGCGCAGCAGCTGGTTCAGCACGTCCTGCACCTCGTGGGGCTTGAGGTTTCCCCGCGGGAAGTTGTCGGTCTGCATGCCGCGCCCAGCCCAGCGGCCGGTGCCAGCGCCGTGGTACTGCTTGGTGCCGCGCACCCGCCCGTCGCTGGATGCGCGCTGCTTCATGGCCACCAGCTTGGCGGTGGAGGACTTGGCTGCCTCCTGGCGCAGCTGCAGTGCGCGGCGCACGGCCGGCGGCATGTCGTCCACCTTCAGCGCGTCCAGCACGTCGGCCTTGGCCAGCCCCTTGATCTCGACGAACTGGCGGATCCACTTGACCAGCAGCTGCACCTCGGTCGCGCTCCCGACCACGCCCCCAGTTGCCTTCAGAATCTCGGCGTTCAGCCGCGCCTTCTCGGACTCCACCAGGGCGATGGCAGCGTCGATCGCGGCCAGGTCCACCTGGATGCCGCGCTGATTGATGCGCTGGTCGATGGTCCACAGGCGCTGCTCGGCGTCGGACAGGCGCATCATCCGGCGGTCGGCTTCGCGCTCGACCACCACGTCCTGCTTGCAGTAGGCGTACAGCTTGGCGAACTTGTCGGGGTCGTCGGCCGGCGTCCAGAACGAACCGTCCAGCTTCGGCTTGGCCAGCTGCATCATCACGCGGGCGCCGGCCATGTCCTTCTGCTGCTCGATGCCCAGCGCCGGGGCCAGCTTCTCCAGCGCCCCGGGCAGGGCCATGGCGTACGCCTGGGCCATGGTGCAGCGCATCTGCTCGATGCGAAGCGGCGGCCAGCCGTACTTGGGCACGCAGACGTGGTTCCAGATCGCCCACTCGAATGCGGCGTTGTGGGCGACGACGGTGCCGCCAGCGGCGATGTGCTTGAACACCACCTCCCGCATCGAGAATGTGCGGCCGTCAGCGGGCGTCCACACGTCGACCGGCTCGTCGCCCATCGTCCACGCCATGCAGTGCACGCCAGTCGTCGGGTGCTTCGCGTAGTTGTCCAGCCCCGCGTCGCGCAGTTCGCAGGCGCTGAACGTCTCGAAGTCGATGTGGAGTTCGGTCACACCAACTGCGCTGCGAGCTCGGGACGTTGCGCGATGGCGATGGCACGCAGCAGCGCGCCTTCGCTGACGTTGCCGCCAGCTGGCTGCACGCACTCGATGAACTCCTGCAGCGGCAGCGTCGACAGGACGCCGACGTACATCGGGGTGGTGTTGGGGGTGGCCGCGACGTACAGGCTGCCGCAGTAGTCGTAGAAGCCGGCCTCGGGAACAATCGCCATCAACTGAAGCGGCTTGATCTCAATCACTTTTTTCATGTGGTGCTCCGACAAGAAGCGCCCCGTAGGGCGCTATTGAGAAAAACGCAACACTCAGCCGAAGATGGATCCTGCGGAGTTGCCGCCGGCGCCCTCCACGGCGGTGAACGCCTTGCTGGCGGGCACCTTGCCCTTGCCCAGCGGCTCGTCGTCGCGCAGCTTTTGGACGTTCTGCAGGCCGAAGCTCACGCCCTTGTTGCCCTTGGCCTCGTAGGCGAAGGCGCGCACCTGGGCGCGGAACCACGCGCCGCTGTAGACCTGGGCGTCGTCGATGATGTCCTGCAGGTTGGCGTCCACCAGGCCCGGGCGGCGGTCCTCGTTCGCGGAGAACGTCATCACGATGGCGTCATCGGGGATGCCGGGCACCGGGTTCTCCAGTTCCTCGTTCTTGCGGAACGGGCTGCGCATGGTCTTGGGGATGTTGGCGCCCCACTTCTCGACGGCGGCCGCCTCGGCTTCCTTCTTCATCGGCGTGAGGTCGGCGCCGGGCATGAAGATCGCGCGGATGCTGTACTTCTTCTTGCCGTTGGGGTCTTCCTTGGGGGCGCTGGCCTTGAACAAGCCGACGAAGCCGGCACGGAACTCGGGGGTGAGGATGTTGTCGCTCATGTGATTGATCCAGAGGGTTTCAGGAAGTGGCGAACGCAGAGGCTGCGTCCACCTTGACCGCCGGACGCTTATCCGACGTGTGTACGAGCGTGTGACCGCTCGATTCGCGGGAGACGAAGGGGTCGATGACCGCCTTGCGCTCCTTGTCGTTCTTGCCGGACGCGAGCTTGACGATCTCGGTGATGCCCTTGAGTGGTCGCGGCACGTCGTCATAGAGCTCATCGAGCTTGACGCCCAGCGCCTTGGCCAGCTGCTCGGCCACGCCGTCCTTCCACTTCGCCGTGGCTCGCTTCTCCACCAGCTTGTAGTCGGGGATGTCGTGGCCCTTCTCGGCCTCGGCGTAGGCAAACTCGCGCGTGTTCTTGATCCAGCCCTCCAGGATGGGCAGGAAATCCAGCGTGCGCGCGAGCTCAAGCGGGTCGTAGGCGACGCCGGGGGCGAACACCTGGCGCGCCAGTTGCTGCGCCTTGGACTTCAGGGCAGGGCACTTGGGCGAGGCCAGGCACCAGCGGCAGCCCTTCTCGGTGGGGGCCAAGTGGTCGCGCACCCAGATCGGGTGATCGTTGCCCGGGTGCAGCGTCTGCGCGGTGTGCACCCGATCAACCGCGTCCAGCAGATCCGCGTGGAAGTCGATCAGGTCCACCACGTCGAAGGTCACCGACCGCACCGGGCCGTCCGCGTGCGGGCAGCGCGGCTGCACGATCGTCGCCGTCACCTGGGTGGCCGGGTACTTGAACGTCAGCAGCGCGGCCAGCGCGTAGATGCGCAGCTGCAGGTTGCCGTGGATCTCGACGGGTACGCCTGCCCCGTTCTTGTAATCGCAGATGTGGAGATGGCGCGCCTCGGCCTGCCACACCACGGCGTCTGCGGTGCCGTAGACGTCTTGGGTGACATGCACACGCTGCTCGATGTGGAGTTCGCCGCCCAGGCTGCGCACATGGTCGACGTACACCATGACGTGGGGCAGCATGCCATCCGGGTCCGGCGGCGTTGCGCCCGTGGCGAGGATGGCTTCTGCCAAGGCATGGGCGCGGGTGCCGAGTTCAGAGTGCGGGCTGGACTTGTTCGGCATGCCTTCCGACAGCACAACACTGCCGGGGCATGACATCCAGGTTGGCGCGTGCGACGGTGACAGCTTGGCGTGCTCAGACATAACGCACCTCCATGCCCTTGCACTTGTGCCCGCGCAGCGCCGCCGACGCCACTGACCCGGGCCGGACCCCGATGGCGCGAGCCGCCTCGCTCTGATCGGAATAGCGGCGGCCGTTGACCAACACCGGCCGCGCCAGCGCGTGGCCTTTGCGGTGAAGGGCCCGGTAAGAGTGCTTGTGATTTTCGCTACACGTCACCCACTCCAAATTGGCCAGGCAGTTGTTGGTCCGGTTTCCATCCAAGTGGTTCACCTGGGGCTTGCTTGCGGGGTTGTCGAGAAATGCCGAAGCGACGAGCCGGTGCACTAGGTGCCGCTGCCCGCGCCCCAGGTTCACGCCCACGTACCCGTTGGTGTACGCCAAGGGCTTCAGGACCCGGTGGCTGACCGTGCTGAACACATCCCCGTCCGCGTTCACGAAGTAGGCAGGGTAGCCGGGAATCGGGCGGAAGCCAGCGGGCGCGCTCATTCGGGCTTGCTCCTGGCGCACAGCACGTCCCAGATCACCACGCCGCTGGCGACGCCGGCAGCGTAGATGATCGTGGCCACCAGCAGGAAGTCGGCGCCGCTCATGCCCTGCACTTGGCGGCGAAGGCAGCGTAGTCGTCGGCCTTCAGTTCGCTGATGCGGCTGGCGCCGAAGCCCTTGAGCAGTTCGATGCCGGCGTCCACGCCCTTGGCACCGGTGAACTCCTGCAGCGCCAGGCGCACCTGGTCGAGCGTCATCGGGGCGGCGTCGGGACTGGGGGTGCTGGGTTCGGGCTGCGGGCCGGCGGCAACCGGTTCCTGCACGGGGCCGGGAGCGGGCGGCTCGGTCGGGGCCGGAGCCGGCGCAGCCTTGGGCGGGCGACCGGGCCCGCGCTTCTTCTCGGGAGCGGGGGCCGACGTCACCTCGACGGTGCTGCCGGCCCCGCTCACGCCACCGCCCCCGGCCAAGGGAGACACCGTGACGGTGGTGCCGCTGTTTTCGCCCACCTGCGGCTGGGGCGTGGCAACTGCCGGAGCGGCAGAAGTCGTGGAGATCGGGCCGACGTTGGGGCCGGTGGCCTCGTCGATGACGCGGGCGATGCCGCGGAGGAAGGCGGCGTCCGCCTGGTTGAGCTCGGCGGTTTCGCCGGTCAGTTGGAAGTGCATTGATGACTCCGGGTGAAGGTGAACTATAGGGGACTATTGCGATTTTCTCAACATCAACCGCACAGGTCAGTCCATGAACTTGGCGATCTCGCGCGTCTTGCTCATCAGCACGCGGTTGACGTCCTCGTCCACGCTGCCTGCGCAGTCGAAAAAGCGCACGCGCACCTTGCGGGTCTGACCCACACGGTGGCAGCGCATGGCGGCCTGGGCGTTGTTTGCCGGCACCCAGTCCGCCTCCACGAACGCCACCTCGTGGGCGGCGGTCAGTGTGATTCCGGTGCCGGCGGCCACCACCTGGCCGATGAAGACGCGGCACCGTTTGTCCTGCTGGAACTTGTCGATGTGGCCCTGGCGCTTGGCCTGGGGCGTGTTGCCGTAGAGCGTGACCGGGCGGAACTCGCGCAGCCGCTCGCGCATGCCCTCGATCACCTGGGCGTGGATGGCGAAGATCACCAGCTTCTCGATCGCGCCGGACTTGAGATCTTCATGCAGGATCTCGGCCACCTTGGGGAGCTTCGCCAGGCCGATGTACCTGCGCAGCGTGCTCGTGCTCTTGCTGAAGGACTCGAGCAGCTTGATGTCGTCGTTGAAGTTGTGGTGGTGGCCGTTCTGCACGGTGGCCAGCGCTGCCTTGAGCGTCGTGTCCACGTTCTTCAGTTGGGAGAGGAACTTGCGCTGCCCCTCCAGCCCTTCGCCCAGCGGGCGCCAGTTCTCATAGAACCAAGGGTCCAGTTCCACGTCCGAGCGGTCGACCGTGACGTGGTGGAAAACGATCGGGGGCAGTTGCAGGTTCACGTCGTCCTTTTTCCTTCTGAGCATGAACTGCGCGAGCAGGGCGCGCAGCCGCGGCACGTTCTTCGTGCCGGTGATCTTGAAGCCGTAGTCGCTGTCAAAGCCGTCGCAATACTCGAACACGAAGTCCCAGTACGGCTGCTTGACCACGCCCGCGGTCTTCAGGTGCGTGTAGAGCTCGCTGGCGTTGTTGGGCGCCGGCGTGCCCGAGAGGCGCCACACGCGCGCCGCGCTGTGAATGATCCCGGGGTGCTGGGCGTGGCCGTACAGGGCCTTCGTGCGCTTGGCTGCCCGTTCCTTGAGGAAGTGCGCCTCGTCGATCACCACCACGTCCCAGCGCGTGGCCTTCAGCGCTGCGCGCACCTTCTCGTTGACCAGGAGGTCGTAGCTGACCACGTTGATGCCGGCCGCCGGCCGGTCCTTGCCGGTCATCAGCAGGTGGCAGGGCCTGTCCATCGGGCTGAACCGCGTGAACTCACGGCTCCAGTTCACGCGCACGGCGCCAGGGCACACCACCAGGATCTGCTGCGCCCCCACCAGGTCGCAGGCGCGCACCACCTGCGCGCTCTTGCCCAGCCCCATCTCGTCCGCGAGCAGGGCCTGGGGCATGCGGGCGAGGAACGCCGCGCCATCGTGCTGGTAGGGGAACAACTGCATCAGTCAGCTGCCTCCCCATCAGGTGCAGCCGACATGGCGGCAAGCCTGATGCCGTTCACTTCGCAGAACTTGCGCAGCAGGTCGGCGGCTTGCGTCTGGAAGCAGTTGCGCTCGCCCCGGTCTGCCTCATACACCGCGTCGATTTCATCGAACGTCAGCATCCTGATGGGAGCGCCCCCAGCAAGCTCGCTGGCGCGGCGGGCGATGAAGTGGCTGACGATGCGATTCAGCGAATTCATGTTGATGCCGGGGTGCTGATGGCCGATGTGGAATTTGTCATCGAACGTGGGCGGCGCTCCGGTCGCTTCACCAATGGCTGCGATCAGTTCCTCCCACGGGACGGTGCCGAGTGATGGCATCTGCTGTTGCAGGTCTGTCGGCGCACCAGCACCCCCACCCACCACCATTCCGGCGCGGGCTTGCCAACCGGCCCATGCTCCGCGAACGAAGGTAGAGATGTACTCTCCGTCCGAGTCGCGCGTGACAGGCCAGCGTTCACGCATCGCGGCCTCAAACGCTTCGCGCTCGTCCCTGATGGGAGCGCCACCCACCAACTCGGCTGCGGCGTGGCGGGCGTCACGGAGAGCGGCGTTGATTGCTCCGGCGGCGTCCCGGATGCGCAGCACCAGCGGCATGACCTGATCGCGGCTGATGTAGTCGTGGTCAGGGTCTTGCTTGAACGTGCGCGAGCCCATGCCGACCAGCGCCGCCAGCGCATCGAAGATCGCCTTGGTGTGCGGCATGATCTGCTGTTGCAGCCCTGCTGGAGCTGCTGCTGGGGGA